GCTGAAGTCATAGGAGGAACTTCTAGCTGATTATCCATTGTGATCTCTAGAGATTTCATATTACCATAGCGGTCTTTCTGAGTGGCTTTATATTTCATACTATTCTCCTTTAGACAAAGGGCCCATATTTATTTCGTATTCGTTTGTAACATCCCCACCATGTGTTTTATATTTAACTTTTGATACATTACCAAGTGGTCCTACAAAGCCACCAGTATTAAACAACTTAAATACTTTACCTAATACAGCAGCACCCATTAACCACGGTGCAGCAGCAGCCATCATTGGTGCAAAGCCAGCACCAGCAGAAGCAGCTTTAGCAATACCAGGGCCTTTCATAGCAGCAGCAATTGGATTTGCGGCAGATAACATTTTAGCATTATAAGCAGCAGCTTTAGGTGCAAACATAGAACCTAATTTACCCATTGCCATATTAGCGCCTTTCATTCCAACTTTACCAGCTACATCGGCACCAGCAGCTTGTGCAACTTCTATTAGTGGATCTTTTTGTTGTTGTACTGGTTGTGGGTTTGGTTGATAATTTGCACGCTGTAACATTCTTTTTACTTCTTCCTCGTCATACGGCTTAGCTAATTCTACAACCATTACTTACCTCCACCACCAGTAGTGGTTTGTGTTTGTTGTTGAGGGGCTGCTCCTAAATAACCAAAG